ATCAACCGTCCCGCCGGTGCTACCTTCGGCGAAAGCGATCTCGCCCCTTTGCTCAAGTGGTTCGCCAGCCTCAATGCTATCGTCAATGACCGCGTTATCCTTGCCCATCTCCACAACCAAATAGCCTACATCGTCCGTGGCGAATTCAAGGACGAGAACGCCCGCATAAAACGTGAAGCCGACCTGAACTTGCATCCCCCGCAATCCGGCACCGTCCTTGTCACTGATCAATCCGAAGAATGGGGCATCCTTACCCCAACTCTCTCCGCCTTCGATGCCCAGCAAGACATCCTCGCCATCAAGAAACTGATCAGTGCGGGCAGCGGAATTCCCCTTCACTATCTGGCAGAACCTGAAAGCTCCACCCGCACCACCGCTGACGCAGCCGGCACTCCCACCTTCCGCCACTTCACCCGCCGGCAGAACATCTTCAAGAACATCGTTCATACCATCCTTACCACCGCCGCCCAGGTTCGCCATGCCGTTGACCCGCGTGTCCAGCCCGCCCCCAGGTTGTCAATCACCGCCGCCGACATTACTGAACGGGATAATGCAAACCTCGCCCTTGCCGCCGCACGTATCGAGCCCATCCTCGCCGACCTTTTCGACCGTGAATTGATTGATTCCAAGACCTATCTCACCCTCTTCTATGCCACCTTCGGCCATGACTTCCAGGTAGAAGATCAAAACATCCCCCCCGGCCGGCGCCGTCCCTTGGTTAAAACCCCCGCCCCCACCCCGCCAAAAGAAACCGACAAAACCGAAACCCAACCCAACGAGTGATCAGTAACCAGAACCTGAAACCTGAAACTTGAAACCTGAAACTTGAAACCTGAAACTTGGAACTTGAAACTTGGAACTTGAAACTTGGAACCTGATACATGAAACGAAGAATAATTTATGACAAATCCTCCGGTCGCTTTATCACCCTCTACTACACCTGCCATAAAGGTTCATGGATCAGTACTAATCCACCCGTCAAAGTCTTTCACCTGGTCTTTCCAAACCTTCATAAACCACAGACTATGAAAACCGCCGCCAATCCCACTAAACCTTGTTCCCCCTTCCCCGATAACATCCCCGCCACCCCCACCTGACCCTTGAAACCTGAAACTTGGAACCTGAAACTTGAAACCTGAAACTTGAAACCTGAAACTTGAAACTTGAAACCTGAAACCTGAAACTTGAAACTTGAAACTTTAAAAGAAAGGACACCTATGCCCGATATCCAGCTCCAACTCACCGCCTCCCCCACACCCGAGGGCTTCGAAGTCCTCGCCATCACCACCGGTCCCGCCAAAGGTCACGACCTCACCTTCCCAGCCTATGCCCTCCAGGACTCCCTCCCCCTCTGGGACGAAATCCCCTGTTCCCTCGACCATCCAGGCTATTTCGAATCCCCCTCCGTCAAGAACTTCTGTGGCATCTTCCATAACCCCCGCTGGGATGACACAGAGAACGGCATCCGCCTTGATCTCAAGCCCTCCGGTCCCGCCGCCCAGATGCTCCTCCAACTCCGCAATGCCGCTAAGTCCGACCCCGCCGCCATGAAGTGGATCGGCTTCTCCGCATGGCTATCCGTCACCCGCAAAGCCTCCGGCGAAGTTACCCGCATCAATACCGTCCGTTCCATTGATGTGGTTATCGACCCCGCCCGTGGCGGTAAATTCCTCCAATCTCCGGACTCGTCCAGCTTGCTGAACAATCCGGACTCATCCAGCTTGCTGGACAATCCAACCCACCCGAAAGGAAATAAACTCATGGCCGAACCAACCTCCAACCCCCCAGATCCTGCTTCCCAAGCTCCCGCTGTCAAAGAGCAGGAAACCGTCGCCCTCGCCCTCCAAGGGGCGCAGGAAAAGATCGAGCGCATCGAGCAGCAAGGCCAGGCTGCCAAGGCTGTCCTGCTCCAGATGTGCGCCCAGCTTCTGGTGACAGGCCTCGCCAGTTCCAAGTTGCCCGAACCCTCCCAGGCCATCATCCGCAAGCATTTTCAGGCCTTGCTGGACGCCGGGAAAACCTTCGAGCCCACCGAATTGCAGGCCGCCATTGACGAAAAGCGCGAAGAACTCGCCGCCCTCACCGCCAGTGTCACCGTCCAGGGCCCCGGGCGTATCGCCAATATGGTCGTCACCGAAGATCGCCTCGCCGTCGCCGTCGATGACATGTTCGGCGTTCCGCATGATGAGAAGGTCAAGAACATCAAAGCCGTCCCATTGACCGGTATCCGTGAGCTCTACATGATGCTCACTGGTGATCACCAACTGCGCGGTGGCTATTACCCCGAATCCGTCCACCTGGCTACCACCGCTGACTTCACTGGCTTGGTCAAGAACGCCCTCAACAAGATCGTTGCCCAGCAATGGGAATATATGGGGCGCGCCGGCTATGACTGGTGGCAGAAGATCGTCAAGATCGAACACTTCAACACCCTCAACACCATCACCGGCATCCTCATGGGCACGGTAGGTACATTGCCCTCCGTGGAAGAACGTGGCGAGTACACCGAGCTCGTTGTCGGCGATAGCCCCGAAACCGCCTCCTTCACCAAGTATGGCGGCTACATCCCGCTCACTCTCGAGCTCATCGACCGCGATGAAACCCGTAAGCTAAAGGCTTACGCCCAAGAACTCGGCAATGCCGCTCTTCGCCGCATCAGCAGCCTGGTCGCAGCCGTGTTCTCATCCAACAGCGGAGTTGGTCCCACCATGACCGATACCGGCGCCCTTTTCAACGCCACCGCCGTTACCACCGCCGGCGGTCACGCCAACCTCTTAACGACCGCCCTCAGCGCCGCCCAATGGGAGACCGTTTGCCAGGCCGTTTATAACCAGCCCTTGCTGGTCAAGAACGAAACCGGCTACTATGGCACCGGCTCCAAAATGGCTGTTGAGCCCCGCTTCTTGCTCGTTCCACGCGCGCTGAAGCTCACCGCCATGAAAATCATCTACCCAGCCATGGAGAACACCGCCCAGATCAACAGCGAAAATCTTCAGCGTGGCCAGATAGGTGACGTGGTGGTTGTTCCCGATTGGACCGATGCCACCGACTGGGCTGCCGTCATCGACCCGAATATCGTTCCTGGTATCGTGGTTGGTGAACGCTTCGGCCTCAAGCCCGAAATCTATATCGCTGGCAATGAAACCGACCCCGCCGTCTTCATGAATGACGAGCACCGCATCAAGGTACGCATGTTCAACGCCGTCCTTGTCCAGGACTTCCGCCCCCTCCACAAGTCCAATGTCGCGTAAAAACCTGGAACATGAAACATGGAACCTGAAACGCTTGCATCCTTAGCTTTCCAGCTTGCAGCATCTACGCCCAAACACTTGGGGCGGCCCACAACGCCGCCCCTCGCTTGGGGCATCCATGATGACCGCCTCAAGATCATCCTCGCCGATGGTCGTGCCATCTACGCCCCTTTGGATTCGTCCAGCAAGCTGGACGATCACCCCACCATCTCCCACCCTTCTTCTTCTTCTTCTTCGAAGGACTTGGAGATCTACCCGCCCCTTGTTGCATCTAATGCAACACTGTCGCAGGCCGGCTTGCAGAACATTGCCGCCACACCCGTTATATCACCCCCCTCGCTCGAGCCTACGCCCCCAGCTCCACCTGCAAAGCGCAGCCACCATAAAAAGAAACCCTCCCCCAGCTAACCGCTAGAAAGGACCTCACATGATCCACAACACCCACTTCTCCCGTTTCATCCATCCCTCCAGTATCCAGAAATCCGCTGGCACCTGGACCCCCACCTACGGCACCAACACCGTTGGTGATGTCCGTAGCGCTGCCGACGCCTCCTTCAACCTCTTCATCCCCGTCAAGATCGACTCCAACAGCAAGGATAAACAGGGCGCCTACCTCACCTCCATTGACGTGTTCTACACCATCGGCACAGCCGCTGCTGATGACTTCGCCACCGTTGAACTGGAGAAGATGACCGTAAGCTCCGTAGGGGCAGTAACCGGCGAGGCCCCCACCGTCACCCTTGACACCGGACACGACACCGCCGCCGAACGCAAGGCCACCGGCAACCACAAGATGACCCTTACCCTCTCCACCCCCATCTGGGTCGATGATGATGTTTGGTTGTCTGTCTACTGCGTTGTAGACGCTGCTGCCACCACTGTCTTCACCCTCTGGGGCGCTCGAGCCAACTTCACCTTCCGCGCCTAACTCGTATATTTTGCCAAAAAAAGTTTATCGCCGGTCCAAACGGCAAAACATGTGGTTTTCCACTCAGCAAGAGTGGGGCGCTGCCCGGCGACTCGACGCCCCACAAAATAAACGTGGGGCGGGGTGCCCCCCCGCCCCACGTGAAACCTGGAACCTGAAACCTGAAACTTGAAACTTGAAACTTGAAACTTGGAAATTGAAACTTGAAACTTGAAACTTGAAACTTAATACAGAAAGGTTCTCCCATGATTGACCTCGCCTCTTTCCTCGTTGCCGGTATCCCCATCCTCGCCGTCATTTTCGGCCTGGTCGAATTCGTTAAAATGCTCGGCTTCGAAGGCCGAGCCTTGACGATCATCTCCATGCTTCTGGGTATCGGCCTCGGTCTGGCCTTCCAGATCTCCACCATCGGAATGCCCACTACCTTTACCGCCTGGTTCACCGCCTCCATCTTTGGTCTCGCCCTTGGCCTTACCGCCTCCGGCGTCTACGACTTCCTGGACAAACGCTTCCCACCAACAGGCGCAACCCGTAACTTGTAAACCCCCTCTCCCCCAGGACGGGGGGTGCCTCCTCCCACCCCCCGTCCAATTTATTTTGCTTTTTATAATCGTCATTATCAAAAGCATAAACCCCGACCCCCGCCCCAGCATGAGCATCGCCAGCACCATCCTTTTTCTACTCCTCAGCCCCTCCCGTACTAATTCACGTGCAATAATTTTCTTTTTTTAAAACCAAGAGCAAAATCAAGATCAACTCAGCTATCCATTCGTTTATTCGTTCCCCATTCGTTGTCCACTTGGAACATGAAACTTGAAACCTGGAACTTGAAACCTGGAACTTGAAACCTGGAACCTGAAACCTGGAACCTGAAACCTGGAACTTGAAACCTGGAACATGCCCTACATCCACCGCTCCCTTCCCCTATTCAGTAAGCGCTATATAGACTTTGTCCGATCCTTCCACCGTTCCACGCTGATCGCCTACTACCCCCTCGGCGCTGACTACAACGACTACTCCGGCAATGCCCGCCACGCCTCCGGCAGTGGCGATCTCTCCCAAACTTCAGGGATAGGTGACGGACGCAAAGGTACGAATTTCGGCGGTACGAATGGTGTAGTCACCCTCCCCGCCTCTTTTGGCACCGCCTTCAACGCCGAAGAAGGCACGATCATGATTCATGTGCGCCTATCCCCCTCCGTCATCGAAACCAATAGCACTGTCAAGAAATTGATCAATATCGTTGTCACTACGAATAACCGGCTATTGTTGAATAGAAATACCACCGCCAAAAAGCTGCAGGCCTATTACATTGCTGGTGGTACATCCAAATCCTTTACTTGGAATCACATCACTTCTGAGTATACCTGTTACTTCATCGTCTGGTCTAAATCCGCCGACTATCTCAAAGTCTACGCCAATAACACCCTTATGGGTACAGCCACCGGCCTTGGTTCATGGTCAGGTACACCTGCAGAACTAACACTTGGGTATGATGGTTCCACTTATTTCGTTGGAGATCTCGCTCACTTCGCTTGTTGGTCCGAGACCCTTACAACCACCCACATGGC